CAGAACTAGCAGCAATTAATGCAGCAGAATCTAAAGACGCTACTCGTGCAGCAACAGCATCAGCAGACGCGACTACTAAAGCAGACGCAGCAGAACTAGCAGCAATTAATGCAGCAGAATCTAAAGACGCTACTCGTGCAGCAACAGCATCAGCAGACGCGACTACTAAAGCAGACGCAGCAGAACTAGCAGCAATTGCATCAGCAGAAGCAAAAGACGTAGTACGTGCATCAGCAGCAAACTCATATGCAGACGCAGCAGAACTAGCAGCAATTAATGCAGCAGAATCTAAAGACGCTACTCGTGCAGCAACAGCATCAGCAGATGCAACTACTAAAGCTAACGCAGCCCAATCAGCAGCAGCAGCAGACGCAACTAGTAAAGCAAACGCAGCAAGAGCAGGTGCAGTTGCAGACGTAACTAATGGCGCAGGGGCGGCATTTAATACGCTTAAAGAAATCCAAGATGCAATGGCAACTGATTCAGAACTAAGTTCAGCGATCGCAAGTGTTACATCATCAGCGGCTTCTACAGCATCAGCAGACGCTACTTCAAAGGCTAACGCAGCACAATCAGCAGCAGCAACAGATGCAACTACTAAAGCAAACGCAGCATTAGTATCAGCAAAAGCATATGCAGATCAAGCAGAAGCAGATGCAGAATCAGCAGCAGCGAGTGATGCAACTACTAAAGCAAACGCAGCACAAGCAGGCGCAATTGCACAACTTAGTCACTTCCACAGTGCAGTTCAGAATGTTACAGCATCACAAGAAACTAATAACACGACTTCGACAACTAACTTTACGTTTAGTGAATTGTCAAGTGCGAAGCATTATGTTGTTTTAGTTAACAGATTGTTTCTACGTGCAAGCGAGTATTCAGTATCAGGCACAACTGTAACTATCTCACAAGGTATTATTGCAGAAGACGACGAAATTGAAGTAACAGGATTAAGTTCATAATATAGACTGATCAAACGTAGATAGTTGTCATAACTCTCTACTTAGTTTATGATAATCATAAACACTGGGATATACTGAGTTATATCCTTCGTATCAATCGATACCGTCAATGATTCATTGACGGTATTTTCATTTAGGAGATGTAAAAATGTCAAGAAAAATTAAAAAGAATGGTGTAATGACAAGTGTGTCATTAGACAAAAACAAAAAATATAAGTACAGCCCAACAGGTGATTTAGTTGAATCAACTGGTGAATTAGGTGATAACGAGATTTCTATATCTGGTTCTAAGTCATCGCTTCGTAGAGCAGCAGATATGGAACGTAACATTTCTATCTTAGCAACTACCATGTTGACAACCGATAATGGCGCAGGTATAGATTCGCCAGCAGAAGTAAAAGCAGCAGCAGCAACAGATGCAACGACTAAAGCAAACAATGCAAAGTCACAAGCAATCTCGGCAGCAGCAAGTGATGCGACTACTAAAGCAAACGCAGCATTGGTATCAGCAAAAGCATATGCAGATCAAGCAGAAGCAGATGCAGAATCAGCAGCAAGTTCAGATGCGACTACTAAAGCAAACAATGCAAAGTCACAGGCGATCTCAGCAGCAGCAAGTGATGCGACTACAAAAGCAAACGCAGCATTGGCATCAGCAAAGTCATATGCAGATCAAGCAGAAGCAGATGCAGAATCAGCAGCAGCATCAGATGCGACTACTAAAGCAAATAATGCAAAATCACAGGCGATCTCAGCAGCAGCAAGTGATGCGACTACCAAAGCAAATGCAGCACAAGCAGCAGCAATTGCAGCAGTAACTAATGGCGCAGGCGCAGCATTTGATACTTTAGTTGAAATCCAAAATGCAATGGCAACTGATTCAGAACTAAGTTCAGCAATCTCAAGTGTTACTTCGTCAGCAGCAGCAACTGCATCAGCAGACGCGACTACTAAAGCAAACGCAGCATTAGCAGCAGCAAAAGTTTATGCAGACGCAAATGATGCCAATACTAATACATGGCGCGGTATTTCAAATAGCACGTCATCGACTAGCACATCTGTATCAGCATCATCAGCAGCAGTAAAGGCTGCTTACGATAGATCTTGGCCTAACACAACCTATTCTGTAGGTGATGGTGGTCTTTCACAGATTAACTTTACTTCGGCTGATCACAGCAAGTTAAACGGCATTGAATCAGGAGCAACAGCAGATCAATCAGCAGCTCAACTATTAGCGTCTATTAAGACAGTAGATGTTGACGGCTCTGGTGGTATTAACGCTGGTAGATTAGATGGTCATGCTCTTACTTCAGCAGCAACCGCTAATACAGTAGCAGAGCGAGATAGCGCAGCGGATATAACTGCCAGACTATTTCGATCAAACTATGCGGAGCAAAGTACTGCACCAGCAACAACTGCGGATATTGCGTTCAGAAACAACTCCACTTCTGATAACTACACAAGGTTTATGACTAGCGGTGCATTTAAGTCGTACTGTGATTCTGTTGGCGTTAGTGTTGATGGACACACTCATAGCTACTTAGGTTTAACTGCCAAGGCTGCCGATGCAAACTTATTAGACGGTGTCAATGGTGCTAGTTATATGCGTAGTGACGCAACTGACTATCAGAACAACACTATCTACCAACGTGGTTACTTAGTAAACGAAACTGCTTATCGTGACAGAGGTGTTTACGGACATTATGACTCAACCAAAACTAACCACATCTGGTCTATGGGAACTGCTTATAAATCTAGCGCAACTGGAGTTAACTTCGGAAACCTTTATGGTCTAGCCTATAAGCATACTAACAATGCTACTGGTGGTGCGTTGGCTAGTGGACATCAGATGGTTTGGTGTCAGAATGGTGGCCCAACATCAGCTATGGGTTCTAATGTTTGGACTTCTGGCGATGTGATTGCATATTCAGATGCAAGGGTTAAAGACAACCTAGAAGTAATACCTAACGCTATTGATAAAGTCAAGCAGTTAAATGGTTACACATACGACAGAACTGATAAGCAACCAGCAACTCCAGAGGAAGAAGGTACTATTTACGCTCATAATCCTAAAAATAGATATGTTGGCGTTATAGCACAAGAAGTTCTTGCTGTACTACCAGAAGCAGTTTCTGGCGGTCCTAACAGCAATGAAGGATCAGAAGATGATCATTACTCTGTAGCATACGGTAATCTAGTTGCATTGCTTATTGAAGCAATCAAAGAACAACAAGTTCAAATTGATGAGTTAAAAGCAAATCGCTAGTCTATAAAGTACTTAGTACTATAAGAAGAAAAACGCCCACAGTGGGCGTTTTTATTTGGATTTTATTTATGAATATAGGTTGTTAACTTTCATAAATATGGCATAAATACCAATAAGCACTGCGTTAGTAAGATCTGACGAGATGTTAAATAAAGGAATTCCAAACCATGTCAAGAAAAATTAAAAAGAATGGTGTAATGACAAGTGTGTCATTAGACAAAAACAAAAAATATAAGTATGATGCAACAGGTGATTTAGTTGAATCAACTGGAACATTAGGCGATAACGAGATTTCTATGTCTGGTTCCAAGTCATCGCTTCGTAGAGCAGCAGATATGGAACGTAATATTTCCATATTAGCAACTACCATGTTGACAACCGATAACGGCGCAGGTGTTGATTCGCCAGCAGAAGTAAAAGCAGCAGCAGCAAGTGATGCAACTACTAAAGCAAACGCAGCATTAGTATCAGCAAAAGCATATGCAGATCAAGCAGAAGCAGATGCAGAATCAGCAGCAAGTTCAGATGCAACTAGTAAAGCAAATAATGCAAAATCACAAGCAATTTCATCAGCAGCAAGTGATGCGACTACCAAAGCAAATAATGCAAAGTCACAAGCAATTTCATCAGCAGCAAGTGATGCGACTACCAAAGCAAATAATGCAAAGTCACAAGCAATTTCAGCAGCAGCAAGTGATGCGACTACAAAAGCAAACGCAGCAAAGACAGCAGCAATTGCAGCAGTAACTAATGGCGCAGGGGCGGCATTTGATACTTTAGTTGAAATCCAAAATGCAATGGCAACCGATTCGGAACTAAGTTCAGCGATCTCAAGTGTTACATCATCAGCAGCGGCGACAGCATCAGCAGATGCAACTACTAAAGCAAACGCAGCATTGGCAGCAGCAAAGGTTTATGCAGATGCAAATGACACAGATACTAATACATGGCGTGGTATTTCAAATAGTGTAACATCAACTAGCACGTCTATATCTGCATCATCAGCGGCAGTTAAAGCAGCATATGATAGATCATGGCCTAACACGACTTATAACTTTGCGGGGTCTACGTTTACATCTCGCAACACTGGCAATGCTTTAGCAATTGACTCCGCCACCGCAAACACAATTGGTTATTGCAACGCTGCAAGCGCAGCAGGTTTCTCAGATGGCGGTATGTTTGTAGCAGCTCATAGCACATCATGGGTATCTCAGATATTCAGTAACTTTAGAACAGGCGAATTATCGTCACGTGGCATGAATAGCGGTACTTGGGGTTCATGGCGCAAGATTTGGGATAACCAAAACGACGGTTCTGGCTCTGGCTTAGATGCTGATTTATTAGATGGAGTTCAAGGTTCGCAATTCCTACGATCAGATGCTACTGATACTGCATCGGGTCATTTAAGTTTGCGAGCAGGTGGTAATCATTTAGGAAACCATGAGTTTGCATCAGCATCACAAACATCTACTGGATACGGTGACGCGGGAATTGAGGTTAGAGAAGGTGGATATGGATCGGGTGTTGGAATGTCAGCTCCTAGAATCGGTATGCATTGGGGCGGCGTTGTCGCATCAAATATCTCTATGGAGACGGACGGTACGATAACAATACGAAACAATCCAGGCACTGGCTATGAAAATTTTAGAGCTGCCAATATATCTGCAACTGGTGAAGTAACAGCATACTACTCAGATGAGCGTCTAAAGAACTTTAGTGGTAAGATCGAGAATGCATTAGACAAGGTATCGCAACTAAATGGCTATCATTACACTGGTAATGATGTAGCAGGCGAACTTGGGTATGATACTGATGTTCAGCAAGTTGGTGTATCAGCACAAGAAGTTGAAGCAGTAATGCCAGAGGTTGTTAAATCAGCACCGATTAATAGCGACAATGGTACAGATTATAAAACTGTACAATATGAGCGTATGGTTCCGTTATTGATTGAGTCTATAAAAGAACTAAAATCAATGGTAGAAAGTCAAGCAGCGGAAATTGCTAAATTAAAAAAGTAGTATAAATTGATCAAACGTAGGGAGTTTAACTCCCTGCTTAGTTTATGATTATCATAAAAGTTATGATTATCATAAACACTGGAATATACAGAGTATATTCTTCGTATCAATCAATATCTTTAAGGAGATAAAATAATGTCAAGAAAAATTAAAAAGAATGGTGTAATGACAAGTGTGTCATTAGACAAAAACAAAAAATATAAGTACAGTCCAACAGGTGATTTAGTTGAATCAACTGGAACATTAGGTGATAACGAGATTTCTATGTCTGGTTCCAAGTCATCGCTTCGTAGAGCAGCAGATATGGAACGTAACATTTCTATCTTAGCAACTACCATGTTGACAACCGATAATGGCTCAGGTGTTGATTCGCCAGCAGAAGTAAAAGCAGCAGCAGCAAGTGATGCAACTAGTAAAGCGAACGCAGCATTGGTATCAGCAAAGGCATATGCAGATCAAGCAGAAGCAGATGCAGAATCAGCAGCAAGTTCTGATGCAACTACTAAAGCAAATAATGCAAAGTCACAAGCAATCTCAGCAGCAAGTTCTGATGCAACTACTAAAGCAAATAATGCAAAGTCACAAGCAATCTCAGCAGCAGCAAGTGATGCGACTACCAAAGCGAACGCAGCATTGGTATCAGCAAAGGCATATGCAGATCAAGCAGAAGCAGATGCAGAATCAGCAGCAAGTTCTGATGCAACTACTAAAGCAAATAATGCAAAGTCACAAGCAATCTCAGCAGCAGCAGCAGACGCAACTAGTAAAGCAAACGCAGCAAGAGCAGGTGCAGTTGCAGACGTAACTAATGGCGCAGGCGCAGCATTTAATACGCTTAAAGAAATCCAAGATGCAATGGCAACTGATTCAGAACTAAGTTCAGCAATCGCAAGTGTTACATCATCAGCGGCTTCTACGGCAGCAGCAGATGCGACTACTAAAGCAAACGCAGCATTGGCATCAGCAAAGGTTTATGCAGATGCACAGGACACCAATACTCATCGCGCAATTTCAAATAGCGTAACATCAACAAGCACATCTGTATCTGCATCATCAGCAGCAGTTAAAGCGGCTTATGACAGGTCTTGGCCTAACACTACTTATTCAGTAGGCGATGGTGGTCTTTCACAGATCAACTTTACATCAACAGATCATACTAAGTTAAACGGCATTGAGTCAGGTGCAACAGCAGATCAAACTTCGGCACAATTATTAGCATCTCTTAAAACAGTTGATAGTAACGGTACTGCTGGATTGAACGCTGGAACAGTAGATGGATTGACATTGAATGGTACAACTAACAATGCTGCCAACAAAGTCGTTCGCACAGATGCCAATGGTTACGCTAACTTCGGTTGGATTAACACTGCATCGGGCGCAAGTACATCAGCACCAGCTCGTATATATGCATCAAATGATTCTTATTTGAGATATATGACGCCAGCTTCATTGGCTCCTTATATCTTGAATCAAGGATCAACTAAGAACTCACATACTCACGCATATTTGCCAACGAGTGGTGGTAATGTATCTAACAATATCACATTCGGTTCAAACTACGGACACGGTGTAACTGGATTATATTCAGCTACTAAATTCCAACAAGTTTATAGTATGGGCGCAGCGTATACATTAGATGATAATGGTGTAGCGCCAGGCAATTTCTACGGAATAGCATGGACTCATTCTAATAACACAAACGCAAACGGACGCAAGATCGCAGGTCATCACGCAGCATATATGTCTTCTGGTACTACTCGTTCTGCAATTGGTGATAGTATCTGGACTTCAGGTAACGTTACTGCATACTCAGACGAACGTGTTAAGGAAAATCTTGAGATAATTCCAGATGCATTGGACAAAGTATGTCAACTAAATGGTTATACGTATGATAGAACAGACCTTACTCCGGCAACACCGGAAGAAGTGCCTACTGTATACGCACATAATCCTACTGACAGACATGTCGGTGTTATTGCACAGGAAGTACTAAAAGTATTACCTGAAGCAGTTACTGGTGGACCAAATAGCACACCTGGATCAGAAGATGATCATTACTCGGTGGCTTACGGAAATATCGTAGCACTATTAATTGAAGCAGTCAAGGAATTGAAAGCAGAAATTGATGTATTGAAAAGTAAGTAAATTATAAAACACTTATAAAACACTTATAAAAGACTCCTTCGGGGGTCTTTTTTTTGCTCTAAATAAAGGTAACATATTAACTATGTATATAATTTAAAAAAGATAAATACTAACAGTAAACAACATTCATATAGGGACAGACTAGATGTCCCATGGTAGTAAATATAAGGGAGATATAAAGTGGCTTTTAAAGTAGGTAATCAAACAGTAATAGATATAGACATAGGTGGTGGAACAAGAGTTGAATCTGCACTAGATAAGGATCTTGTATTATATCCAGGCGATGGTGGAGAAATATATATTCCTGCTAACACCTCTCTTACATTTGAAGGTTCATCTCCTCCTGATGATTTTGAGGGGAGATTAAAAGCGACTACATTGACTGCCGATAGAGAGTATACGTTACCAGATCATTTGTACGAAGTATCAGGTGGTGGTGAATCGCAGGGTATGATAGCAGTACTTGATGTCACTTTATTCCCAAGAGGTGATATTGCAACGTATGTAGATGATCTCATCGCGGCAACAACAACTGCATATATCGATGCAGATGAACTACAAACTACAGAACTACAAGGTTATACAGATCAAGCAGAACTTGATGCAATCGCATCATCAAACTTGTATACAGATGGTCGTGAAACAGCAATAACCACGGCGTACCAATCGTATACAGATCAAGCAGAACTTGATGCAATCGCATCATCAAACTTGTATACAGATGGTCGTGAAACAGCAATAACCACGGCGTACCAATTGTACGCAGACGACGCAGACGTGGTTGTCACAGATGCATATGTCGCAGCAGACGTGGTTGTCACAGATGCATATATCGCAGCAGATACCGTTGTCACAGATGCATATATCGCAGCAGATACCGTTGTCACAGATGCATATATCGCAGCAGATGAACTACAAACTACAGCACTACAAGGTTATACGGATGTTGCAGAAGCAGATGCAATCAATGCATCAAACTCATATACAGATGGTCGTGAGACAGCAATAACAACCGCGTACCAATCATATGCAGATACCGCAGAAGCAGATGCAATCAATGCATCAAACTCATATACAGATGGTCGTGAGACAGCAATAACAACCGCGTACCAATCATATGCAGATACCGCAGAAGCAGATGCAATCACATCATCAAATTCATATACAGATGGTCGTGAAACAGCAATAACAACAGCGTACCAATCATATACAGATACAGCAGAAGCAGATGCAATCACATCATCAAATTCATATACAGATGGTCGTGAAACAGCAATAACAACAGCGTACCAATCATATGCAGATCAAGCAGAAGCAGATGCAATCACATCATCAAATTCATATACAGATGGTCGTGAAACGGCAATAACAACTGCTTATCAATCATATGCAGATATCTCAGAAGCAGATGCAATCAATGCATCAACCGCATACACTGATGGAAAGACAACAAAGGCATATATAGATTCATTAAATATACAATCAGCAAGTGTTGATGCAAACAGTGTTGCATTAGGAACAGATACCACTGGTAATTATATTGCTACCGTAGCAGGAACAGTTAATGAAATAGTCGTAACGGGAAGTGGCAGTGAAACTTCAGCAGTTACAGTAGGTCTCGCTACCGATGTAAATATAACAAACGATTTGACGGTTGGTGGAGATTTATTTGTTACCGGATCTACTGTCAGTGTTGGTTCAGCAAACTTGAGTGTTGATGATAGTTTTATTTACTTGAATCAAGGTGATGCAATTGGTGCAGCAAACACTATATTCACTGGTGCTGGATTAGACGATGGTGTTCTTGGGGGGTACTTTGAAGGTACCACCTCAGTCACTTATTACGTACGAATAGATGCCAATAGTACTCCAGATACATTTGAATGGTCAAAGGATAACTTTGCAACAACAGTAGCAACGGGTATTGCGATCGACGGAACAGATCAAGCACTGGACAATAACATTACAATTAAGTTCTCTGCTACCACTGGTCACACAATTGGCGATGTTTGGAGTGGACTCGCTGCTCCGATAGCCATTGACAGTGGTATTTTTAGTAACATTAACACTGGCACATCAGCGCCGGGATACACTCACATTGGTGTATTTTATGATGCAAGTGCATTGACATGGAAAGTGTTTAGTGAATATGATCCAGAACCAAATGGTGATATTAACACGGGAGATGCAAGTTTTGTATTAGGAAAAATGGAAGCAGATTGCTTCATTGCAAATGATGTTGATATCAACGGTCCTATAACAAATGCTAATCATGCAACACATAAAGCATATGTAGATGCAGCAGAAGCAGTTGCAATTGCAACAGCAGCATTGGATGCGACCACTAAAGCAAACACAGCAGAATCTAATGCGAACTCGTATACAGATGGTCGTGAAACAGCAATTACAACAGCGTACCAATCATATGCAGATACCGCAGAAGCAGATGCAATTGCAACTGCAAGTTTAGATGCGACTACAAAGGCAAACACAGCAGAATCTAATGCGAACTCGTATACAGATGGTCGTGAAACAGCAATAACAACAGCGTACCAATCATATGCAGACACCGCAGAAGCAGATGCAATTTCGGCAGCAGCATTAGATGCAACTAGTAAAGCAGATGCAGCGTTGTCTTCGGCATTGGCAGCAGACACTGATACGACTTATTTGGTAGGTGATGGTGGTTTAACTGAAAAGAACTTCACTACAGCAGATAATACTAAGTTAGATGGCATCGCAACGAGTGCCAATAATTATGTTCACCCGTCAAGTCACGCTATCTCGTTTATCACGGGATTGCAAACAGCATTAAATGCCAAAGTAGACGACAGTCAAGTATTGACTAATGTACCATCTGGCGCTTTATTCACTGACACTACCTACTCAGTAGGTAATGGTGGTTTAACTCAAGTAAACTTCACTACAGCAGATAATACTAAGTTAGATGGCATCGCAACGAGTGCCAACAATTATGTTCACCCTTCAAGTCACCCTATCTCGTTTATCACGGGATTGCAAACATCGTTAAATGGCAAGGTAGATGATAGTCAGGTATTGACTAATGTACCAGCGGCAGCAGTATTTACTGATACGACTTATTCTGTAGGTGATGGTGGTCTTTCGCAGATTAACTTTACTTCAGCAGATCACAGCAAGTTAAACGGCATTGAAACTGGTGCAACCGCAGATCAATCTGCGTCACAGATACTTGCTGCTATTAAGACTGTTGACATAAATGGCACAGGAGGTATCAATGCTGGTACTTTAGGAGGTGCGTTACCTAGTCAGGATCAATCTAATAGTACCATCGTAGAGAGAAGTGCCAGTGGTTACATATACGCTAACTTCTATAACGGCACAGGTACGTTTAGTACTAGTGGTACATCTAGTGGAATGGGTCTGTTCACTGGAACAAACGGAACTGATACTTTTGGTAGAAGTTACACAGCAGCAGGAGCAAGAACTCTATTAAACGTAGAGAACGGTGCTACAGCAGACCAATCAGCAGCACAGATATTGACAGCAGTTAAAACAGTAGATGGTTCAGGTTCAGGCTTAGATGCTGACTTACTTGATGGTTTACAAGGTTCACAGTATTTAAGAAGTGATACGGCTGATAGTATTTCAGGAAACTTGACGGTAGGAGCAGGTACTTCTTCTTATATATTCATGGTCGACACCGATCACGGTAATAGGGCAATACACTGTAATTCTAACAACATTGGGTTTTTAAACTCTGCTAATGCCTGGTCGGCATATAGTACTGACGCTGGTTTGTGGCATTGTGCCAATGGTTTAACGGTTACTGGAAGTATTGTGGCATCGGGCGATGTGACTGCATATTCCGATATTAGATTTAAGCATAATGTGGAAACAATCACTAACGCAGTAGACACTGTTAATAATCTCAGAGGTGTTATGTTTGAGAAGGACAATAGACAAAGTACTGGTGTTATTGCACAAGAAGTTGAATCAGTGTTCCCAGAAGTAGTTCATACAAATGACGAAGGATTGAAGTCAGTAGCATATGGCAACATGGTTGGATTATTAATTGAAGCAGTTAAAGAGCAACAATTACAAATAAACTCACTACAAGAAGAGATAAATATATTAAAGAAAGGATAATATGGTTATTGACATAGTATTAAAACTATGTTAAACTATATTATATAAAGATAAATATATAAAGCAGATACTAGTTATCAGCAAAAAAAGGAGAATAACTCATGGCATTACCAGCAACAGGTGTAACCATTACAATGGGCACAGTACGTAACTATTTCGGATTATCTGGAACAGTATCATTGTCACAACTAGGTGCATTTATTTCGCCAAGTGTAACATCAAATATATCATTGTCAGCAACCTTCGGTGGTTGGCAGAACCCTAATGCGGGTGGTACGTCACCGTAACCATCTAGCATCAGCATGAGGATTAATAGTCCTCATGCTACTTATCACACATAAATTTACTAAAATTTTGTAAACTCAACATGGAGAAAACAACTATGAGTACAGGCATCCGCACCAGATTTGAAGTGGAAACATTTCTATTAGGATCACACCCTACCCCAGCACGCCAAGCACAGGCATTGACAGTAGAATTATCAGCAGCAACGCAAAGTGGTCATCCTGATCAAGCAGTATTGCAAGCGGTATATGATGATTTTTCTGCAAAGCACGATGTTACTGCATTACTTGAAAACATTGAAGATTCCGAAGAGGAATATTGGATTCAACGTCTTGCTAAATTAGCAGCAATTGATATCCTTACTATCGGTAAAGTACAACCAGAGCATATGAATTATATGGTATCATTAAATGATACCGCATTTGCTGCATGTGTAAAGACAACAGCAACATTGGCAAAGACTTTGAATGAAGAATTCAAGACTGTTGAAGCCGAACTTGATGCTGGTATGATCTAACAACTATGGTAAGTATACCCAAATTTTACTACAAAGAAAATCTTAACGCAAAAGTAGCAATTTGTATTCCAGTTCGTGATTTAGTCACTTCCGCATTTACACATAGTCTTGCTATGTTAACTAATAAATGCGGGCGAGATAATAAGTCAATTACGATTCATATGAATATAGGAAGCGAAGTTGCAATGCAACGACAAGAACTTGTTAACACTGCATTAGATACAGATTGTACACATATTTTATGGCTTGACAGCGATATGATATTCCCTACAGTTATTATTGAAGCACTAATGTCGCATGATAAAGATATTATGGCGTGTAATTATAGCACACGTGTACCACCACATCGCCCAGTCGCATTTAAGACATTTGGTGATTTAGATAAGAGAGTATTCAGTCAAACGGGCATAGAAACCGTAGATGCTGTCGGAATGGGTGCAATGTTAGTAAAAAGATCGGTATACGAAACTATACAAAAACCTCATTTCGGAGTAGAATGGAATAATGATTATACTAGCCTAATAGGCGAAGATATGTTTTTCTGTAAAAAAGCAGCAGATAATGGCTACGAAGTGTGGGTTGACAATGATATCAGTATGCAAATAAGTCATGTTGGTACAACCGCATTTACAATAAAAGGCAATTGCAATGATTAATTTAACACAATCAACATTGTTTGATTTTAAAGGTCAGACAATTATTTCGCCTTGGGACAGATTAAAAAAACATGTATTCCAATCATATCCAGTTCACGTAACACCTAGCACCAATGACACCGAAGATTTGTTATTAATTGCACGTGAATATGAAAACATCAGTGATATGATTTGGATAGTAGATGATTCTAAAAATATTAATCCAGACTTCCCTTGGCACTATAAACCGAGTGACATCGCACACGATTTCATTCACTTTTTCCCTAGAATAGTAAGACGAACAGGTCGTGATACTACTTGGGGTGATATAAAATTAGTACCCACTTCTGGCATTGCACATGGTGTATTGAACAATAAAATTGTTTGTTCATATCATGATGCTGATTTTGCAGTAGTTATGATTAGTTTCCATGAAGCAGAAGCAGACCAGAATTATCAGAAATTGAAGCAAGTATTCCCAGATGCACTACATGTAAAAAATGTAGAAGGTATTGCGAATGCACATAAAGAAGCAGCATCTATATGTAACACTGAAATGGTCTATATTGTAGACGCAGACGCAGATATACATTCAACTTTCAAATTTGATTATATACCACCTATGAGCAAGCGTAAGAATACTACGTATGTATGGTCGGCACTTAATCCTATCAATGATTTGGAGTATGGTTATGGTGCAGTTAAGTTATTCCCTCGTGAACAACTAATAGAGATGGGTCATGATTTGCCAGATTTCTCACAAGGTGTATCATTTTATCAACCAGTATCAGATGTATCTAATACTACAATGTTTAATAAAGATCCGTTCAGAACTTGGCGTTCAGCATTTCGTGAATGTGTTAAATTGGCATCTAATGTTAGTGAAAACCCACGAGTTAATGAAGAGGCAAGTAGTCGCTTAGAGACTTGGTGTACAGTAGATAATGGCGCACGTTTTGGACGTTATTGTGTTAAAGGTGCATTAGAAGGAAAGGCGTACGGTATCGAACATAAAGATAACGTAGAATTGTTACACAAAATCAATGATTTTGAATGGTTGCGTGAGCAATTTATCGCAAGTATGAAAAAACGAATCAGCGCAGATTAAAGCGTATCTAACCAATTAGAACCATTCATTGAACTAGTTTCGTGTATGGTTCTAATTTTCTTTACAATCTCTTTATTATATAATTGTGCTTTAGTTCCTGGATGCAAAGGACGTGGCCAGTTACCTATCTTAACCCAGCAAAACCCATCACTTTCATTATTGAGTTGTGGAATAAATTCTTCAAATACTGCAACTGCGAATGTATTATATTCAAACCTATTGTCAGGTGATATAAATTTATGCAGTGGGTATATCTTTTCAACATCGGGTAACATTCCGACCTCTTCTTCAAGTTCACGAAGTAATGTTTCCAATGGACGCTCACCTACCTCTCCCTTGCCTCCGAAGAAACCCCAAGTACGAGGATGACTAGATTTCTCACTACGCTGTTGTAGTAATACTCTACCAGTATCGATACTTAAAAATATACAGCCACTCGCGTTCAATTTATCCACGTTTCAAATGTTCGATTGATATTAATGTATTACTAAAATATTTAATACAATTATTCTGTAGTTTTAAATTGGTCGTTACTATGTGCTTAAAGTCATTCCATGTAAATCCTTCATGATATTCATTCAACGGACTCCATAATGCGTTATATTCTTCTCCATTATATTCTATATACATATCACGATCTTTGTCCCGCCATGCAAATTTTGCAAATTGTGTTAAGTAATTATTAAAAACACTTTTCGGCATTTTTTTGTGTTTAACTAGGGATAAAACGGTATTGTCATACTTAAAGTATATTTTATCTTTATAGTGATCAATATACTCGTAAAACTCATCAATTGTTTGTTGATTGGAATATCTAGGATCTAGTCTAGTGCTAACATATATGTGTACTACTTTTATATTAGGATATTCATTAAGCAAGCATTCGATATGATTTGCAAACGTATAAATTGATAATAGGGTAAGTTCCATTGTGATAGAGTACTGCATTGGCAGCATGTGTTCTAGCCAATTTTGAGAATGTATCGGAGTCTCACCCACATGATTTGACGTTTCATGGTGGCACATATGTGCATCATATTTTATCATATATAAAGCCGCCAGAACCCAGCGTTATATATCCCTTCATGGCTATTAATCCATTCTGATCCTGTCCATTCTAATTGGTCATCGGATAAGATATTTTCTACATATTGTTGAGTAGTCACAGCACTATGGTCAAATGATACTGTCCATATTGAGCCATTGTATTCAATGATGTCATTGGTATACGCATTTAACCCAGCCCATTCGCCACCATTCGGGATATCATTCGTAATAATATATCTAGTGCCGATAACGGCAGCATCTACCGAACCATCGCCTGGATAATTCTGTAATGGGTTTAAAACACCATTAACCGCAGTCAATGTATTCGTGGGCAGAGTGCTAGTGTCTACATCTACATTTAACGCATTTACATTGCCTGTATTAAAACTAAGTCTACCAATAATATCATTATCTGTGTCGTTAGGTGCATTTGATTTTCTTATACGCATCTGACTAATACCTTCTCGTAATTCACCGAAGGGAGTCAAGAATTTAGACCAATCAAGTTGAGCGCCATTTTCATCTAGATTAGTACCAGAATCATTAAACAAGTATGCTATGTCATTTTCAAATTTAATTTTCATATCATCCAATGTAACAGTTATATATTGCAGCGATGATGTGTCAAATGGTTCCTTTGCATCAAATGCATCTAAATTGACATCATCTAAATTATATAATTGGTTGATTACGGTATAAATCAATTTTTGCTGTTTTAATTTGGCAGGGGGATTAATAAATATCGGCATTTCAAACGTGAGTGTACTAACATCAATAATATCATCGACACTTGCGCCTACACTACGACTCGACCATTGCGAACTTTTCATTTCTACATAAGCAAGACTTGACCAATCAAGTGGATTGTCCGTTGTGTGGATATTTAATGTAGGATTGAATAATACCATAATTTGCTCAAGCAATTGCAATTTCTGATCTGTGTTTGAAGTCCAGATGTCGCAATTCATAGTTAAGTTATATGGAACTGGCATATGACGTTCAACCGTATATCGATTTCCGACCTCGTTCGTGTATTCGCCAGTTGTATCATCTATTGCTTTTTCATAAACTTGTACTTTGTCTACATGTCCTTGGTGCATCCTACGTTCTGGAGCCATTTCAAGTGCCGTAACATAACAAGATATGAATGGAACAGTGTTTATTATATTTTCACTGTTTTCGCGAGTAATATGCGCAGCCATGCGATTTGTGTCGCCATAGCGAACTGGTACAGTTTGGTAGATGGGCATCTTTTGGTCATTGACTCCCATTTGTACATCAAATCCACCAAACAATCTGATGAACTGTTGTATATATCGACGAACTTGTCTATCATAAAAATATTGTGCCATAATTAAAAATCACTCTTTGGTTTGATTACATCTGATAATGCCTGTCTTTCGGGCACTTCTTTATTGTCTACAACAGTTGTTGCTAGGTTTTCTATGAAGCCGCTTGCGTTGAATGTTCTATCAGTCCAAGTGGTGTCATTGACATTGTCATACAATCTTTGCCAGCGACTACCTCGATAAACGAATAAACGATTAGGAGAGAAATCTTCTCTTACGAAATAATCACCATCGTTTGGCATTTGCGGGAATTGATCACCTTTGTCTAGTACTTCGCCATGATCGTATTCATCATCTGTTGTTGGTTGACCAAATAAATGATCTACCAATGGTATTCCTAGCGGATCGTCAAGTTCAGCACTTTGTATGATAGCATTAGAAATATTAATCTCTGTTTTATATGAACTTAGATCTTGTTTCAAACTATTTGGATCATCGGCTGTTCCTAGTATGTCTGCGTATTCTTGTGTATCGGTTAGCGGTGTTACTTTAACACGCCAGATATGACTATACCATGTCTGACTATATCCTTCACTACCACGGTTAGCATCTTGAACGACATAAAATTTATTAATAGCAGTTCTGTCATGATTTAGTAAAAGATCATCGCGTAAATGGGGTAATTCTAGTACATCGCCCGGCATTAGTTTTCTTCCGACCTTTGCTACCATATCGTTTGTGTGAAATGTGATGAACATTGTATCATTAGTTAAGAATAGACCAAATTGTGTTAAATCAAAGTCATTGTCTGTTACGTTGTATACACCACGTAATTCAAAAATGTCTGGATCATACTTACGATCACGGTTTTCCATAAACAACAAGTCTTGTATCTTAGTTTCATTAATAAATCCTTCAGGATTGATCTCAATGCCTAAAGTGGGATCAAGTTCAAGACCAGAACCATAATTTGGTTCAGTGGGGTCATCACTATTGATAGTTTCTTTGGGTCCAAGATATTTATGAACATGTATGGCAGTACCACCGATATCAAACTGTTCTCTGATGGTTCTGTCATGAAAGTTAAAGTCATTGGTTTTTGTCGCACGATAGAGACTTAAACGAGGCATAGATTACTCCTTATATATAGAGTATTTATGCAAAAAGATTTGAAAAACTCTTGACAATAGTAAGACATGTTGCTATAATAGTTAAGTAAGTTAATTAATCAAAGCGAGAAAAATTATGTCACAAGTTGCTACTATTATCAAGAACCAAATCGGTAACAAAGCATTGTATATGATGGGTGCAAAGAATTTAGCCACTGGTGGCGACGATCTTTCTTTTCGTGTTCGTGGTAGCAAGCGTGTCAACCACGTTAAGATTGCTCTTAATGCGAGCGACACATATGACATCACATTCGGTAAGATTTGGGGTATGAAATTCAATGTAGTTGCATCGCATGATGGCATTTACTGTGATATGATGCACGATTTAATTGAAAAAGAAACTGGTTTATATTTGTCACTGTAGTAGGGCTTATATAGTCGCTACAGTACGCTAAATGTCTCCTCTAAGCGTCGATGAAGAGGCATACAATACAATGGGAGTATAATTATGGCATTTGCCGATTCGTCTGTTTATTTCAACACTGGTGACAGTTCTATTCTTGGTTCATTTTTTGAAAAGTCAGAAGGTGGGATATTTGAATTTTCTAAGAATTTAAATGATACCCCATTTGTCGATGTTTCTGAGTATCCGCATTTAGTATGGGTTACGAGTCCGTCTGCGTTTGATAGTGGTTATCGCTATGCGAATGTCAAGAAAGGTATTGCGTACATTGTAGTTGACGAAGATGACGAGGGCAATCCTGTCATTGAGAAGTGGGATATCAAGCAAAAACGATTATATGAAGCGATTCCACTATAATATTTGACAAAAAACTATAAGTAGTGTATAGTATATTTAAATCAAAGGAAATACAACATGGCTATTAGCATAAAAGTCCCTCGCAAGAAGCCTAGGGCAAAAATTAATCGTAAAACTGGATTTACTGATCCAGATTGGTCTTCGGCAGAAACTTGGTCTGGTGATAAATTTCATAAAGAGCGAACTGCATTTGCACGATTGTATTATCAGAATGTAAAGACGGCAGATTTGCGTGGTTATGTGTATGACTATATGAAGCAACACAAATACAGTTCAGCAGATAT